CAAGAGGGTTACGTCATAAGACGTATCGTTGTGTGTGTAAATAACATTAGACATTATATTTCGTCTCCGTCTCCGTCTTCGATGTCAAACTCAGAACCATCTGGTGAGTTATATTCTACAAGATCAAGGACTTGCATTGCTTGGAAGTCCAAACCCTTGAATACTTGCCCGTTCCACTTAGTGTCCCACTCCTTGTACTGGACCTTAACATGTGAACCATTACCAACATTCACATCAATCTCACGTTTGCTCTTGTCAAAGAGCTTAGGCGCTTGACGAACCATGCCGTCTTTGCCGTCAACCTTACGCTTAATGATCAACGCAGGGCCTTCTTCCATGTCCTTGACTGTGAAACCACGGTCACGGAATGAATCAGCTGTAAACTTTGTGTTAGGTGTAGTAACAAAAGACCAGTATGCTTTTCCTTCAATCACTGCCATTAGATTATCTCCTATATAAATATGTAATAAAATCAGGTATTTGTCTTAAAATATATTCTTCAGTAAGTTCAATACCATTATACTGAGAATTCATTGTAACCCATTCTTTCATAAATGTTAAACTTTCTTTTGATGGCATGTGTACTCCAAGCATCATCACGAAAGCCCTCGCTAAAACATCATCTAGCAATTCATCGTCAGATAGTGTATCATCACACATCGCACCTCCTATTGGTTTACTTCTTGGATAAGCCTATCAACATACCACTTACATTTTCTGAGGTCTTCAATCGGCTTACCCTTGTAGTCGTATCGCCACAGATACTTCAACGCATTACCTTTCAAGTAGCCTCTGAACTCATTCTCAGGCATCGAAGCTTTGATAGCTTCAATGGCTTCGATAGACCCTTTGTTGTAGTGATCAGGCTTGGTCACTGGGTCAGGATCTTTCCTAATCGACAGGCCGTTAAGGTGTTTGATTGCATCCCATTGTTCTGGACTCGCATCGTCTATGGACATGTATAATCTCCTTCTCGTATTGAATGAAGTATATAGAATACCTCAGTCGGAGTCAAATTTAAACCCTCTAAACCTTTAGCAATTGCTGTATAATCAGGGTAAGGATTATTAAAAATGTACATCCAAACTAGATCATCCACTGTTACTTGCTTGTTGTCAAGACTTTCCATTATATTTTCCTATATCATATTAACATACTCATCATTAATGATTGTTTGTATGTGGACGTACCCTTCGGGCCAGTATGTATAAGACTCCTTCAAGGCCTTCGCTGCTCTATGTACTGACGCCTCGAAGTTCTCATACAACCCTAGTTCGTCCTTACAGTACCAAAAGGGTATCCGCAGCACTGGCTCTGCTGGCCCGTGTTGCTCATAGTACACAATGATTTCAGCGTCATTCCCTATAGGTCCGTCGTTTCCAAACATCTTTGTGTGATTATTCTCTGGTTGTTTCATGACTCAGTCTCCGGTAGCTCATCGCTTGCTAAGAATAGGATCTTATCTAACATGTGTTTTGTCATGACCACGTTACCCTTATCGTCTAACGTGTATTCGAAATCCTTACGAATCACAAAGGGTATACCACCCCAAGGATCTCTCTTTATGATGTCATTGGTCACAGTCCTTGCCTGCGTGTAGCCTTGACAGTAAACAGAATAGTCTCCGCCTGTAACCTCATAAATTGATACTTCATTTATCAGCATTGCCTGTACTCCTTACACAAAAAGGTTTATATGTTAGTCGGTCTACACAATACCTTTGTCCGTATGATGTTGGTCTTGTGCATTCAGTTATTACTATTGGTATGTTCTTGTACTCCAAGCATTCTCCCTCAAGTTCTGAGGTCACACAGCCAGCCCCCAATAGTACAACTAAACCAATTAGAATACTGCTGTTGGTCTTCATGTGCTACTCCTCTGGGTAAGATTCTTCGAAGGCATAGTTGTCTATCATGTATTCAACTATCTCGTTCTTCTGTTCTTCTGTCAAAAGATCTATGATCTCTGTGATGTTCAGAAGCTTTGCTGAGTTTAGGTAAACTCGCTTTTCAATTTTGTCGTACTCATAACCGACAGTTATATCTACAACTAACTCGTGATCTAGTAACTCGTATTCATACTGTAGTGTCATTACTCTCGTCTCCTGATATTTGAGTGAGGATACTTCTGTCGTCGGTTGCTTCGTTCTGATAATCACCCAAAGCAAGTTTATAATACGCCTCTTCGTCTGCCGCGTCAAGGATTACGTCTTCATCTTCGTCTACTGCTGCCAACACATCGACAATAATGTCCATTTTCATGGTCACAAGGACTCTATGGACACATGTATCTACCTCTTTCTTTGTGTCCTTACAGCAGTCCTCAAGATTGTCAAGGGCCACCAAGACTGAGTCAAACTTCAAGTCCTCGAAGTCCTCAATCAGTTTCTTGTAGGTCTCAACAGTATCGGTTAAGTTTTTTAAGGCTTTTCGCTTGTCTTCTTCCTGATAGTAACTCATATCTTTGTTCTCCGTTAGAAAAATATGTCTGATAATGATCCATTACGCTTGTCTGTTTCAAAGTCTTCTGTAGCTTCTAAGAACGCCCTTAGCTTGCCAGACTTTTTGAGTTTCCACAAGGCGCTTTTCTCGATCTGTTTGACTCTACTCGCACTGACCCCTAGCTCTCGTGCAATCTCTGAATGTGACATGTGATACTTGATGTACTTCAAAATATGTCCTCCTTAATTACCTTTTGAATCTTATACTCGAGGCCGTCGTCTAAATTTCTTAGCCTGTAAAGCATTGCTTTTGCCTCCCCAAGATCTACAAACTGAGAGACCCACTTCCAAAAAGGATTGCTGTTGTCCCGTGCCTGTATCTGATACTGTATGTCGATGCCAATCATTAGATATGCCTGTGTGCTGGTTTAAGTTCTTCCAGTAGAATATCAATGCCCATATTTTTTATAAGCTTGATAGCCCTTGGTGTGAATGTTTTTGTGCCTGCTAACTCTGCAAGCATCTGTGAGTGTTCGCATACGGGATAGATTTTTTCCTCGCCATATACGTTTTTCTGTTTTACTACGATACCTTTAATCATCTTCGTATTGCTCCTCGTGGCTTGTCTTCTTTCGTTTGCGTCATAAAAACAAATAATAAATAAGGGACTATCAATAACAGACAATCCCACCAAGGTTGCCATGCCTCAAACATTTTTAGATCTCCTCGTCTTCAAACCTAGACTTGCGATATCGGCCAGACTTTTTGGTAAAGTCTTCATCATCTATCGTAAGCCATGTTGTAATAATCACACCTGAGAATATAAAAAACAATATATAACCTAACTCCATAACTAAACATCTCCCTTTTCTGCAAAAGCTATCTCACGCCTTTCTGCCTGTAGCTCATCGTAACAATGGTGGCACACGCTGTCGTCG